TGGGGTGCTATTCACATTCACAGTCATGTTATTTCCAGAAGTATTCATGTTATAAGCCATCAACAAAGTACCATTGTAATCAATCAACGGATGCACAATATCAGCAATCATTGTTCGCATAATCTGAAGGTCTTCTTGCGAATACCCTCCAGCTTCAGCAAGTTCAATGAAGCTAAGCCAAACAGCAGTAGTCACTTGAGAATTCATTCGCACATCGTACTTTGAATAATCCCAAGCAATAACTTTGTCGTCAGACGCAAACTTGTTAGCGTGGTCCATGAGCTCCTCCCATTGATTTGAAAACGCATTTACTCCTACTGCACTCTCAGATGTCAAAGCATTCAAACTTAGAAATCGAGCAATAGGCAAAAAGTATTTACGAATATACAAACCAAAGGCAACAGCTCCTGCTTGGAAGACGCGAACTTTACTCGTGTTTAAAGGAGTAGGTTCATCTTTAAGCGTAGCAGAAGTCACTGGGTAACCTCTCTCACCACGCTGCCAGCATCCAAACAGGCGTTCCATTTCCTCGGTGACTTCTGGGGCTAGTTCATAATTAACTAGATTACCATTGTCATCGTGGACTCGTGTGAAGTATTTATCCTTCTTTTGGAAAATTGGGAAACCCATGCTTGTGGACATATCAATAGCATCAATAAAACGCTTGCCATCGATACCACAAACCATTTCCTTTTCATCCAAAGGACGGAAGTCCTCTTTCTTGGAATGTTCGCGCATAAGAACAAGAAGAGGTCGGAGCCAGTCCTGACGTGCTCTTTCAAGAGCAGAGGGTGCAAACATATCAGCAGGATTCACAATGTGTTCAAGTGTAGCATTGTAAGCCTTCCAATTAGGTCGCAATTCAGGAGGTCCCCATTTGTTGGAAACACCAGTTGCTTCTTCCACAGCATCAGAAATAACGGATTTTTCAACCCTACTCTTTTGCTGAGTTCGAAGTTTAGTGCTTCCCAAAATCTCTATGTAAGCTGAAGAATCCAGCTGTGCAAAGACACTTTGAGGATGAACATCAGTTGAATGAATCAAAGGACGTCCAAATTGTGTTGCAGGAAGAGTACCAGTTTCCGCAGAAAGTAGCACTCCAGGCTTTTCACTCAATTGACTAATGAGATCTAAAGCCTGTTGTTGGGTTACAGTTTGCATGCAACCGTAGTTTTCATCGGCTTTTCCACCAATGTGAAACCCTGCAATGAAGGGAGTTTTTGCTTCACTCAGAAGCATTCCCATACATGCACCGTTCTGGGCAAGTGAGGTATGATAACTTCCACCATAGAATTCAGCATACTTATGTCCCACCATTCCATATTGAACAGTCACACGTTCTTGTTTATGCTCTGCTTCTCTACGCACAAGCATTTGACAAGTTCCCATACCCTTAGGTTGGGTTAGAGGCAAAAATTTGATTCGTGTTTTCAAATCGGGGCAATTAGGGACGTAAGCACATACTAAATCATGCTCGTCCGAATGCAC